AACCTGGTCATCATGCTTTGCCATAGGGAAGGTCTGAAGCTCGCTGCGCAACCCGTCTAGCCAAGGCGCCTCTCGCGGCAGCTTGCCGAGGCCTGTGTAGAGACGATCTACGGAGGCAAAGTAGCGTTCGGCCTTTGGTAGGCGAGCGTTGATCGGGACGACACGGCAGCCCGGACTGAAGTAGACCTGATCGGCTCCTTGCCCGAGTTGGTCCCGTCGAAGATCCGCTATCAGGGCCGGGCCGATCGAGCTGTTTTCGACCAGAATAACATCGGCGCTCCAGGACCGCCTTTCGGCCCGTACGCGCGCCAGGAGATCCGGGTAGGCTAGCTTCACGCGGATCACGTCCAGGAGCAGCCAAGCCGCTCCGTCATGACCCCAGACCGTTCCAACAGAGTAGTCAGCAACCGGGTCGCACGACGAAGCCGCGTCCCAGCTGTGAACGACCTTCTGCAACCGGTCTCGCGACGGCCGTTCGGCGTAGAACTGAACATCTTCCCATCGCAGATAGTCGCCTTCTAAAGGCGTAGGATTTTGCTGGTACTGAGCCTGAAACACCCGATCAGTCATCTCCCTTCGCATGCGGTCGAGGGCTTCTTTGGGTTCACGCATCGGATTGAGGACATCGCCTATGCGGCGCGCGTGACGGCGGCCCCGCGGCAGAGGAAACACTTCATCCCGGATCGCGATGGCCGGCAGATTTAGGTGGCGATAGGTTTCTTTGGAAGACAGGTGGGCGGACACGTCGTCTTCGTGGAGCCTTTGTTGGATCGCAACGACGGCGCCCGTCATTTTATTGTCGAGCCGGCTCAAAAGGGTCTCATCGACGAACCGCTTGGCCTTCGCTCGGGCTTCTGGATACCCGGCGTCGCTGGCCTTCATCAGGTCATCGATGACTATGACATCGGCGCCGATGCCCGTGACCGTTCCACCGACGGCGGTGGCGAACCGATAGCCTCCCTGGCGGGTGGTAAGTTCTGATGTCGTGCTCCGGACGATCGACGCCGCCATGCTCGGAAAGACATCGGCGTACCAGTTGGACTCCACCACCTTGCGGAACTTGCGAGCCAGGTTGTCAGCGAGGTCTTGGCTGTAGCTGGCGCAGATGATGCGGGTCTCAGGCTGTCGCCCCATCAACCAAGCGGGATAGGCGATCGACACCATCTCAGATTTCAGATGCCGAGGCGGCACAGTAATCTGAAGACGGCGGTCGTGGCCCGCTTCAACGTCCATGAGCGCTTGGACCATGGCCTGGATGTACCAGCCCGATGAAAGCCGCACGCCGGGATTCAAATGGTGGAACACGAGATACAGGAAGGCTTCGAAGTTCTCACGTGCGAAGGCGTGGAGCGCAGCCTGTTTGGCCAGGGCGCTACTCATGACCGGGCTCCTCTTGCACCGAGCTGCCGGCGCGCAAGCCCGCCAGGATATCGTCGTAGACATCCAAGGGGATCTCGCTCGATGGGTGATGCATCCCTGGCGTATCGACCTCGTCCCCACCGAAGCCTTGGCTCTCTAGCTTCATCACTGTGGCGAAGGCTTTTGGATCGCCTTTCACAGCGCGATCGACCTGCTGACGCACGGCGACCCGACGCTTTGACATGCGCTGAGTTCGTCCGTCGGACGTGACAGTCACCTTCTGATCAAGCTCTTCCATCATAAGGGTCAGCATATTCTTGGAGCCCTTCGGGCGCCCCTTGGGGTTGCCCGACTGGCCCGGCTTGAACTGCGTAGCGACGGGGGGCCGGCCGTAGCCGACCCCTTTTGGCGATGATGAGTCTGACATAACTCACCCCCTACGCCGCGGCCGCGCGAACGCGCGTCCGGACCCGCACAGCAGGCAGGACTGTAGGTATGACAGGCATGTCCGGGTTAGATACTGCGAGGGTCAGCGCCGTCTGCTGCCGTTCGGCGCGGACTTCTCGGAAGGTCTTTCCGCTTGCGGCTAATCGCGCTTCGAGGCCCGTGTAGTCCTGCCAGCGGATGACGCCGACATCGACATACCCCGGATCAAGCTCGGTCGCCCTACCCTGCCGCCGGCTCTGTTCTGCGGCGATAATCGTAGTCCCGCTGCCGCTAAACAGATCCAGCACGACTTCCCCCCGGGCTGAGCTGTCCAATAGTGCGTCACGCACCATCGCCATCGGCTTGACCGTCGGATGCATCTCACGGGCCTTGGCCTTCTTTGCGCCGAACCCATTTACACCTTCGTAGGCCCAGACGTTTGCACGGTTCCGGCCGTGCTTGCCCAACTCGACACGATTGACATGCGACGCGCCTGGCTTGCGAAAGAGGAAGATGAGCTCGTGGCGCGAGCGGTAGAAGCTGCCCATGCCGCCCGTAACCTTGTCCCAGACGATGAGGTTGAGCATCTCCATTTGGGTCGCGGAAGCTGCAGCAATTGTGTTCGTTATGTGGCGGTGATCCATACACCAGTAAAGCAGTCCGCCTGGCATCAGATGGTCACTTGCTCTGGCCATTGCCTTGACCGAAAAAGCGGTGAACTCGTCGTCGGTCATCTCGCCCGACGCCATCACGAACTCCCCGTGATGGCCCGATCCGGTAATGTGCCCGTCAACCGCGACGTTGTAGGGCGGGTCCGTGAAAACGGTTCGAACCTGTTCGCCTTGAAGCAGAACGTCGAAGCTCCCCGGATCCGTAGCATCCCCGCAATAAAGACGGTGGTCACCCAGGAGCCAAAGATCGCCCAGCCGGCTCACCGGGAAAGTCGGACGATCCGGCAAAACATCTGCGTTCTCGCCGCCGCGGTCGCCTTCGAGGATGAGCGAGTCGATCCTTGCTGCCGAAAACCCGGTCACTTTCAGGCTGAAGTCCAGCTTTAGGTTGGACAGTTCCTTCAGCTCTAAGCCCAGCGCTTCTGTGTCCCACCCTGCCAGCTGACTGAGTTGGTTCTCGGCAATCCGAAACGCCTTCAATTTGGCGGCGTCGAGGTGGATGGCACGGATGCAGGGCACGTGCGTCATGCCAAGCTGGCGTGCCGCTTCGATGCGGCCGTTGCCAGAGACGATCTTGTTGTCCCGATCGATGATCACGGGCGCAAGGAAGCCGAACGTTCGGATGGCGTTGGCTAGGGCGGTGATGTCCTGCTTCTTATGCAGTCGTAGCTTGCGGCCACCAGCAGCCAAGTCTGCGATGGGCAGATGCTCGATGACAAGTTGGAGGTCGAATGGCAGTTCGGGTGCGCCGAGGCGCGCAGGTTGTGCAGAGACCATGACGGCTCTCCTTCCGTTAGGCAGCCGCAAGCGCGTGCAAAAGCACGTGCGGCGGACGCCGGGGGTTAGGGGAAAGTCGCTGAGTGCTCTGCGGGTCGAGACCCATGTGCTGCCAGCTCGTGACCAAAAGGTGGGTGTGAATAACGAAGCCGGCAAGGGTGCCTGCGGGAAGATTTTTCGGCTTCAATCAACTGGACTAGCGCTGCGACCAGAGCGCTACTGATCGTGTTCCGCCCGGCCAGCCGGGCTCGGCTCAGTAGGAGGCAAGCCGCCCCTGTTGAACCGAGGACACCATGACCAAAGCCACTGCTCCGACCGACAAACCCACTAACGCGACCCCACGCGTATCAAAGCTGGACCTGCTCTCCGGGCTGCTCAAAGCCTCCGACGGCGCGACCATGAAGCAGATGATGGACGCCACGGGTTGGCAGCCGCATTCGGTGCGCGGCGCCATGGCGGGCGCCCTGCGCAAACGCGGACTCAACATCGCCAGCAACTGCATCGACGGCGTTCGCCGCTGGAGTCTATCGCAAGAGGGCGCCGCCCGATGAGCGAGATCAAAGCGCTCATCGCCAGTCTTCAAGGGCAAAAGATCGATGCTCTGCGCAGCATCTGGTGCGAACAGTTTGAGGAGGGGCCGCCGCCGCTTCGGTCCGCCAATGTCCTGCGCTACCTTCTCGCCGAGCGTCTTCAGTTGCGCGCGCATGGTTCGAACCACGACCTGGATCGTCGGCTGTCTAAGACCGCCAGCCGTCACCGGCCAGGCTACAAGCCGACGGTTCGCACTGCCGCCTTCAAACCGGGCTCTCGTCTAGAGCGTGAATGGAAAGGCGAGCGCCATCAGGTTGATGTGATCGATGGCGGCTACGTCTGGAACGGCCAGACCTTCGCCAGCCTCTCTCCGATCGCCCGCCAGATCACGGGCTCTCGGTGGAATGGGCCGCGCTTCTTTGGCCTGCGCGAGGAGGCCGCTTAATGCAGCCGAGCCGGACGATCCGCTGCGCCATCTACACGCGCAAGAGCACCGAGGAGGGGCTGGAGCAGGATTACAACTCCCTCCACGCCCAGCGCGACGCCTGCGCCGCCTATGTGATGTCACAGGCGGGTGAAGGCTGGACGCTGCTGCCTGAAATCTACGATGACGGCGGCTACTCCGGCGGCAACCTGGATCGTCCGGCGCTGCGGTGCCTGATGGACGACATTGAGGCCAAGAAGATTGACGTGGTCGTCGTCTACAAGGTCGACCGCCTCACTCGATCCCTCGCCGACTTCTCGAAGATCGTCGACGTGCTCGATCGGACCGGCTCAAGCTTTGTCAGCATCACCCAAGCCTTCAACACCACCACCTCGATGGGCCGGCTGACACTCAATGTCCTGCTCTCCTTCGCCCAGTTTGAGCGCGAGGTCACCGGCGAGCGCATCCGCGACAAGATCGCGGCCTCCAAGAAGAAGGGCCTTTGGATGGGAGGTCGGCCGGTGTTTGGTTACGATCCCGATGGGCGCACGCTCGCGATCAACCCTGCCGAGGCCGAGGAGGTGCGATGGATGTTCGCCCGCTACATTGAGATCAGATCGGTCAACAAGCTGGTCGCAGAGCTGAAGGCGCGCGGCGTGACCTCAAAGCGGTGGATCAACAGAGCGGGTGAAGCCCAGGGCGGCGTGCCGCTCGTTCGCGGTGTGCTCTACCAGATGCTGCGCAACCCGATTTACGTGGGCGACATCCCTCATAAGGACGCTGTGTATCCTGGGCAGCATCCTGGCATCATCGACCGGGAAACATTCGCGGCCGCCCAGGCGCTCCTGGATTTGAGCGTCCGGCGTCGGCAGCCGGGCAAGGCCCGACCACCGCATCGCGGCGCGCCCCTCACCGGCCTGGTCTACGACAGCGCCGGACATTTGATGTCGCCAGTCAGCGCCTCACGAAAGGGCGGAGCCACATACCGCTACTACGTCTCGTCCGTTGCTCAGCGGGGCAGGCCTGACGAAGCCGGCGTTCACAAGCGCGTCCCCGCACCTGTTATCGAGACCATGGTCCGCGACGCGATCGCCCCGCTTCTCGCCAATGCCGCCGACAGCGAAGACTGGCTCAATGTGCGGGACTTGATCGAGCGGGTGGAGATCCACCGGCATGAACTGGTGGTGCGGCTGGACCAGACACGTTGCGACGCGAACGTCGTCACCAGCCAGGGCAAGCTCAGGCTCGGGCAGTTGGATCGCGACGGAAACGCTCCGCTCCTGCGCCTGACGCTTCGTTTCAATCGCGGTGGCGGCATCGCCATGGTGGGTCCGGGCGGCGGCGCGGCCATCACCCGCCAGTCAATCGATCCAGCCTTAAGCTCCGCGCTTGTGCGAGCAGAGGTGTGGAAGCGGCGTTTGATCGGTGGCGACGGCGCGACGCTCGAAACGATCGCGGATGAGGAGAAGCTCAATCAATCCTATGCCTCGCGCATGCTTCGGGTGGCCTTCCTGGCGCCAGATCTGAAACAGGCGGTCCTCGATGGGACTGCGCCCGAGGCCCTCTCGCTCTACGCCATCATGCATCGCGGTCTGCCCCTCGACTGGGATGAACAGCGAGCGATGTTCGCCGCCTGAGGCGCTTGGCGATCCCTGATCCGGTCGGTTCAATTCCCTGATCCCAGAAAGAAGCTCCCTGTTCCGGGCGATTATTTTCCCTGTTATCTCCCAAGGGAATTTCGCCCTTTCTCATCGTATGAAGCCCGGCACGCCGGGCTTCGGGCGTTAGTTGGAACTTCGGCTGAACAAGTGATTCTGGCCGGATTTCCCTGTATTTCCCTGTAAACAGGCAACGGCCGAAAACGGACTGGCCTCCCGAAACTGGAGACTGGCGTCAGGTTGATGCGGTTTTGGGGAGGGCTAAAGGCGCGCAGAGACGCCCTCTGGACAAAGCCCAAGCGGTAACGCGCCGGAATGTCGGGGGTATTTCCCTGCTCTCGCAGACTTGTCGTTTAGCGGAGGACGGCGTGGCGGACAGAGAGGGATTCGAACCCTCGGTAGGCTTTCACCTACACACGCTTTCCAAGCGTGCGCGATCGACCACTCCGCCACCTGTCCGTTTCACGCTGCGTCTTGCGCGCCGCCGGAGGTCGATCCGGCGGGAGGCGGGCCTGATAGAACACCCTCGCCCCCTCGGCAAGCGCCTCTCGCATCCCCATATGGACTTCAACGTCATTTTCCGATGAGGGAGCCGCAAATGCTGTTCAAGAAGACTGCCGAAATGCCCACGCCCGAAACCGCCCTGCCCGGCCGCGCCGAGCCGCTGGACACCGATGTGAACCACTATGTCAGCGGCAACCCGCTGAAGGGGCCCTATCCCAACGGTTTCCAAACCGCCATCTTCGGCATGGGCTGTTTCTGGGGCGTGGAGCGCATCTTCTGGCAGTTGCCGGGCGTCTGGGTGACCTCGGCCGGCTATTCCGGCGGGATTACGCCCAACCCGACCTATGAAGAGACCTGCACCGGCCGGACGGGTCATACCGAGGTGGTCAAGGTCGTGTTCGACCCGAGCGTCATTACCTACGCCGAACTGCTCAAGGCCTTTTGGGAGAACCACGACCCGACCCAGGGCATGCGCCAGGGCAACGACATCGGCACCACCTATCGTTCGGCCATCTACACGCTGAACGCCGAGCAGCAGGCGGAGGCGGAAGCCTCTCGCGACGCCTATCAGGCCGCCCTGACGCAGGCCGGGCGCGGGACGATCACCACCGAGATCGAGCCGGCGGGCGACTATTTCTACGCCGAGGGCTATCACCAGGGCTATCTGGCCAAGAACCCGGCCGGATACTGCGGCATCGGCGGAACCGGCGTGGTCTGCCCCATCGGGGTCGGCGTCGACGCCTGACCTATGCGACGGCCGCCGGGTTTCAACCGGCGGCCAGTCGGCCTATGGATCGGCGAAAAATGGGAGCGCTCATGTCCGCCTTCGTCCATCCTGACGAGATCCGCAGCCGGTTTTCGGCCGCCCTGTCCGCCATGTACCGGGCCGAGGT